TCCATGCATATTTTAGTATTGAAATTGATCCAGTATCAAAAAGACTTTGGAGTGAAGATTATTTTTTCACGCAAAAATGTAGGGCTATTGGTATTAAAGTTTGGATGTATCCATTCATTAATTGCACCCATACCGGAACATATACATTTCAAGGAAATTTAGCTACTATTGCAAATCATCTTGGGGAAATTTAATCTCTATTGATTTTATAACCAGTCCAACCTTTATGTTGTGGTTTTGTTCCACCTAGAACATGAATTATACATTGATAATATAAATTATTGTTTTTACAAAATTCTTTAATATTATATAATTCATGTTCTAGTCCAATAGGATCTATTAGAATAGCTTTAGGATCTTGAATAACTTCAAAATACACCAATTCATTATTATATAATATTTGTAGTTTTCTGGTCATGTTCCAGTATACATTAGATAACTTTATATTATTATCTAAACAAAATTGAGTTAAGTTTCTTTCTATTTGAATCGATCCATCTTGGTGTATTATTTTAAATTTTTTGGTATATCCAGCAATTCCTGTTCTATGGTTAGATTCTCCAGTATTATTTCTCATTTTATTTAAATGTTCTTCTGTATGATGTCCACCTAAAAATCCAGAATCTTTACCAAAAGCGGGATTTCCTGAACCTATCATAGTATTTTTTTGTGTTTCAGCTTTATTTAATAAAAATTCTATACCCTCTTCAGATTGATAATAAGTCAACATTTGGTTCGATACTCTTTCTTTAGATTCTGTAGTTTTGTTATGGGAATATTCAGACATATATTTTCTAGCTATTTCAAATAATCTAGAATTAAAATATTTGTTTTCATATTTACCCATCTTAGCTAAAGCAGAACTTACTTTGTAAATATATGTTTTATCTTTAATCATCATAGGAAGTAGAACATGAACAATGAAATGTTCTCTCGCTGATAGATGTACTAAATTATCTAAATCCGATGAATCACCCTTAACAAACCCATCTGGACCTTTTCTTACTCTATTAATGAATAAAGCTTCTGGTACTATATGATGACACTCAGAATATCCTAGAATTTTAATTGCTTGGGGTTTTGTTGATGCTCTTGATATAGCATTACTTATGATATTAACATACCATTTGGTATATTTATTTTCGTGTGATATTTCTTTAATTTTTTCAATATAAATATTTTTGCTGGTCATGGTTATTCCTGTAATAATTAGTAGAATGACTAGATTAGGCAGAAAGTGAGATTTCGTGGCCTATCTAAATATTTATAAGAATAAAATACTTGACAAAAATGAAATCTAGTAGTATACTGATATAACTTTTAAACCCTGTAGGATTATAATATGAAAACTGAGATTGTATGTGTTATTGATAGATCTGGCTCTATGGCTAATATTGCAACAGATGCTGTTGGTGGATATAATAGTTTTATTGCTGAACAAAAATCGATTCCTGGTGATGCTAAATTAAGTTTGGTATTATTTGATGACCGATATGATGTTATCCATGACCGAATTGATTTGAAAGATGTTCCTGAATTGACTATGCAAGTATTCGCACCAAGAGGAATGACTGCATTAAATGATGCTTTAGGAAAATCTATTACACATTTGGGTAAAGAATTAAGTAAAAACCAAGAACTAGTAGATAAGGTTATTTTTGTTATTTTGACTGATGGTGGTGAGAATTCTAGTTTAGAGTATAGTCAAGCAGCGGTTGCTGATATGATTAAACATCAAACTGAGGTATATTCATGGGAATTCATTTTTCTTGCAGCAAATCAGGATGCGTTTCAAACTGGTGCTGGATATAATATTAGCGCACAAAATACTTCTAATTTTGCTGCTACTGGTGTTGGTACTAGAAGAGCTTATAGTGCTATGAGTGGTATGACATCTTCGTTTAGGTCTGGTAAGTAAAATGTTAATTGGAATTTGTGGTAGAAAGTCTTCTGGTAAATCTACAGTTACAGATTATTTAGAGAATTTAGGTTTTAAAAAAATATCATTTGCAGCAAAACTCAAAGAATATGTTTCTGTGATATATAATGTACCAGTAGAATATTTTTATGATACTTATAAAAAAGAAATGGTGTTGGATATTCCATTAGTTTGGAATATCCAACACACTATACATTTATCTAATATATGTAATGAAACAATACCACATTATTCAGATTACGTATTCAATACATATAGAGAAGCATTACAAATAATAGGGACAGATATTTTAAGAAAATTCGATATAAATTTTCATATTAAAAAATTAGTAGAAAATCTAAACTCAGAAGATAATTATTGTTTTGATGATTGTAGATTTTCCAATGAAAAAATATTTTTAGAAAATTATGGGGCGCATTTTATTTTTATTATGAGGCCTAATAACATGGAATATTCTAATCATATTAGTGAGGTTGAATTAAATTGGAGTATTTTTGATAATGTTATTTTAAATAATAAATCTAAATCCACTCTATTAAGCCGAATATATTCATATATTAATTATGGTATATCTGCATATAAACCTCCTGTAGATAGAGATACTTTGGTACATTTACTGCAAAAATACAATTATAATACTACTTTAGTATCTAATTGTATAAATAGAAGTCGTGATAGTGTTGTTTGGTGGACTAAAAATTATTTAATAGATTTACATAAGGGGCATTGTAAATATATATATGATGATACTAAATTTATTGTTGCTAATAAAGAATCATCATATTATGCTGGATTGATATCTGCTGATGGTTGTGTAAAACTTAGTGGAAAATCAAAAAGTTGTTATGTTGTAGAACTTTATTCTAATGATAAAATACTTATAGAAGGGTTTAAGGGATTTTTAAATTCCGATAAACCTATATATGAAAAGATAGATAAAACTAACGGGAATATTAATTATCAATTTGCGTGTAATTCTCAATATATAATTGAAAATTTAAAATTGTGGAATATTAAACCAAGAAAAAGTTGTAATAATATGATACCAGATATAATTAGATATGATGATAAATTATTAAATTATTGGTTATTAGGTCTTATAGATGGTGATGGTAGTATTTTTTATATAAAACAATCTAATAATATAGGAATTTCATGCGCAGCATCTGAAGATGTTATAGATTTTTTACTGGATAAATATAAACATATCGGATTAAAAAAATATACAGAAAAAAATATACCTGGATTATATAAGTTTTCAGTTACTGGAATTAAAGCGGTAAAATTATATCATGAAATATATGATGGTACTATAGGATTGTCTAGAAAATGGGACAAATTCGCAGAATATTTATCTAGATAATAAAGGAGATTATTAATGGATTCTAGTAAAAAAGAAAGAATATATATTGGTCTTGATGTTCCTGTTGGTTGGGATACTTGTTTGTCGATGCAACCTATTATTGAGGGTGAGATTTTAGGTGATAGATGGTCTTGGCATAGAAGCGTTCCAGAAATTCCATCACCATTGTTTGAATTTGATCCAATATTAGGTCATAGAGAACCATATCCATCAGAAGTTCAGCAATATAGAAGATATTTTCCCGGATATGCTTGGTTATATAATCCATATACCGGAGAACTCAGAGATCCAAGAGATATTGCTTCAGATGTTTATGGTCATTTAATACAAAAATGATAACTAGTGAAGAAGCTGATAACTTAAAAAAGACCTTATTACCATTGTGAATCTTGTAATTGTAGAGATATAAAAAATAAGATACCAGATGCAAAACTCTTTTGGGCTAATCCTAGAAAATATTTAAAAACCTTGTCCAAAATGTGGTAGTGATGATTTTGGAATTAATAGAATTAATGGAATTTAAAACTTGACAAAGACAGAAATTGTGTTATACTAATCACATATTAAATAACTAGGAAATTATATTATGAGTGCTAATAAAAAATTGAATTCAAACCTAACTAAAAATGGTAAAGTACGATTGGGTACTCTTAGCGTTTCTGCTCTAATTAAATTGTCAGAAACTTGTACCAAAAAATTGAAAGATAAAATTAATAATCGATTGAAATTGATGTGAAAGTACCAAAATTAGAACATTCATTTTTGGATTATAATAGAATATATTTAGTTTCTTCTCAAGGAAGAAGAACTATTATTTTATATAGAAGTCCTACTGATAGATTAAGTATGAGTTTAGCAAGATATGTAATGTCTGTCTGTGTCTGTCTGTGTATGTTGGTAGATTATTAACTTCAAATGAAGAAGTTGATCATAGAAATAATATATGGGATGATGATAGGTTAGATAATTATCAAATATTGACTCTTAAGCAACATAAAGATAAAATTGCTAAATATAAAGGAAAACTTATGGTTGAATATGAGTGTCCGATCTGTTCTACTATATTTACAAAGAGATTTGGGTGTTCACATTATATACAACATAATAAATCAAAGACTTGTTCTAAATCTTGTAGTTATGTTATTAATATGAAACATATGAAAAATCATCCTAATCCTATAATAGAATTAAGACGATATGTCTTTCATACTATAAAATATTGGTATTAGTTAACAATTAAAGAGCATTTATTGCACAATTATCATAATAGGCAATGAACCCTACTCATAATAGGAATTATCCAGATTCGATCTCTGGGTTGTGCAATAAATGCTCTTTAATTGTAAATATAAAACTTGACATATTAAAATATATACTGTATAATATGTCTTGTAGTTAATTGTTCCTTCGTATAGTGATTAGTACACGCCAGTCAAAGTGGCGCAGTAGTTTGAGTCTACTAGGAACTTCCATTTTTATAATGAAAAGAGAGATAAATGAAAATTTCACAAGAAACAAATGCGATTTTAAAGAATTTTAGTCAAATCAACCAAGGTATTCTCTTCAAGAAAGGTAGCGTTATTTCTACTATTTCTTCACAAAAGAATATTCTTGCTGAAGCTACTATTCAAGAAATTATTCCTCAAGATTTTAGTATCTATGATTTGAATAATTTCTTATCAGTAACCTCTCTGTTTAAAGATGGTTCTGAGCTTGACTTTGATGACAAACATGTTATTATTAAAGGCGTAGGTGGTAGATCTAAGATTAAATATAGATTTACAGATTCTTCAATGATTGTTGTTGCACCAGAAAAGAGGCCAAATCTTCCTACAGTAGATATTAAATTTACTCTATCTAAAGAAGATTTTGATTGGATTATTAAGACATCTAATGTTCTGAATTCTCCTAACATTTCAGTTGAAAGTGATGGTGAAACAATTTCTTTGGTTGCATTTGATGAAAAAGATGATTCTGCTCATACTAATGCATTAACGATTTCTGATGCAGATCCTGATGGTAAGATTTTTAAGATGATCTTTAAATCTGAAAATCTGAAAGTATTATCTGATAATTATTATATTGAGATTAGTTCTAAAGGTCTTTCTACTTGGACTTCAACTACTCAAGAAATTAAATATTGGATTACTACAGAATTTAGTTCTACTTTTGGGGTGGGTTAATATGAAAAATGTTGGATTGATTGGTACTTTAATGTTATTTTGTGTTATCATTGCTTGTATCGTTGGATATGGTAAAAATGTCTATAAATTAGCTAATTGTGATTTTGCATCACCTTATAAATGCGAAGTGATTCATGCAGTAGGTATCATTCCCGTTGTTGGTGTATTTACTGGTTATATGGATTTCGGTCAATAAAGATTGTATAAATAAAATATAGGCAATACTAAAAGCCTATAAGGATTATGGATTCATAGTCGAAGATAGTAAGATTATTCCCAAGTAGCTCAGTGGTAGAGCCGAGTACTGTTAATACTCTGGTCGGAAGTTCGAAACTTTCCTTGGGAGCCAGTTTTCTCTCCATAGTGTAGTCTGGTAACACAATACGTTTGGGGCGTATTATCCTCTGTTCAAACCAGAGTGGGGAGACCAATTTTGTAAGGTTCCTATCGTCTAGTGGTTAGGATATTGGACTTTCAATCCGATAACACGGGTTCAAATCCCGTTGGGAACACAACAAATTAAATTTATAGTGTATAATTACACTGTAAGAAACAGTTTTGAAGTATCTGTAGCTTTGTATTATCTGTATACGTACAAAGTAGTTATTATATAAAGTAAATAATTTTTTATAATGAAACACAAGTGAGGATTTAAAATGTCAAAAGTAGTAAGCATTGAAACAGTATTTGGAACATTGGATGCAGATCATCTGGATACCTTGAGAAATGGTATTAAGGAAATGTCTGTAGTATTATCTAAGATGGATGGTCTTAAAGAACAATTGAAAGAAATTGTTGATAATGTTGTTGATGAAACAAAAATCCCTAAGAAGATTGTAAATCGTATTGGTAAAGTATATCACAAGAATACTTATGCTACTGTTGTGGTTGAAGATTCAGAATTTCAATCGTTGTATTCAACTGTATTAGAAGTTGCTGAATAATTATGGATATTTATATGAATAATGCAGAACCAGAAATTTCGGATTCAATTTCTAAGGATATTTTGATATTTAATGTTGAAATTGGTAATCTTCCTAAGTTGAAAGCAGAGAAATATCTTAAAGAAATTTCTGATAATCTTAAGAGTGTTATTACAGATAGAAAGTTATTGGTGTTTCCTATGAGAAATGGTATCAAATCCGTTATTATAGATTCTTTGTCATTATCGAAACCTAAAGCACCACCTACTTGGTAATTTGATTGTATATAAGAACTAGTATTGAAAACTTTGATCAAGAAATTGGTGAACGCATTTCATTTGATGATGCTAGAGATAAAATCTGGCAACTAGAAGGTTATCTGTTAAAAGAAACTTTATACAGAGAGTCTTTGAGATAATAAAAAGGTTTTGTTAGTATAGCACTAGTCGGACATAGAACCGTGTATTGAGATATCTATTGCTTTAAAATGCTCCTATGTTATACTAACATTCTATTTAACATTGAGATTTAATATATTATGAAAAAAGAACATTTTCTTTTTACTGAAAAATTTAGACCAACAACAGTACAGGAATGTATTGTTGCTCCACATATCAAAGAAGCATTTCAAGAATATGTAAACAGAAAAGAAATTCCAAATCTATTATTATCTGGTAATCCAGGATGTGGTAAAACAGGAATTGCTGTTGCTGCATGTAAAGAAATTGGTTTGGATTATCTATTCATCAATACATCAACTGATAATGGTATTGATATTTTAAGAAACAAAATTACTAATTATGCTACTTCTGTATCACTTTCTGGTGGTAGAAAAGTAATTATAATGGACGAATTTGACGGTTCTAGTCCTAATATGCAAGCTGGATTGAAAAGTTGTATTGAATCATTTTCCAATAATTGCACATTTATTTTCACATGTAATCATAAGAATAAGATCATTGAACCTATTCATTCTAGATGTGCGGTTTTTGAATTTTCGGTTTCTAATAAGAAAGAAAAACAAAAACTGATGGGACAATTCTTTAAAAGAGTTTGTTGGATTCTAGAACAAGAAAATATCGAATATAATAAAGAAGTAGTATCTCAAGTACTTATTAAATATTTTCCAGATAATAGGAGAGTTTTAAATGAATTACAACGATATGCAACATCAGGTAAAATTGATGCTGGTTTGTTATCAGAATCTTCGTCTGGAAATCTTGATGATTTAGTTGGGTTTATTAAAGAAAAGAGTATTAAAGACATTAGGATTTGGTTAACATCAGAAAATATTGATCCATCCACATTCTATAGAGCAATTTACAATAAAATGTATGATCTATTGAATCCTAATTATGTTCCTGAATTTATAATTATTATTGGTCGATATCAATATCAAAACGCTTTTGTAGCCGATTCAGAGTTAAATACATTAGCATTTCTTACTGAAGTATTATGTAATGCGGAGTTCAAATAGTGGACTTATTTGGTGAACTTCTTCCATCGTTATTACAGACTAAAAATTATCTGATAGATGATGATAATGAAAAGGAATATACACCTTATGTCGTTAACAGATCCTTATCGAACCATGTAGATTGTTTGTTATATGCTAATGAAATGAATAACTATCCGCATTTGGATAAGAAAATGCAATATGATTATTATTATCATTCATTGCCAGCTAAAAAAAGGCCATATCAAAAATGGTTAAAATACACTGAAGCATCTGATATAACATTGGTCAAAGAATTTTATGGGTTCTCTTTAGATAAAGCTAAAGAGGCAATTAGAATTTTAACTAAAGAACAGATATTAGAAATCAAAGAATTGTCGAATAAAGGCGGTACTAGTAAGTAATTTCTTACATATAAATATATTAAAGAGTATTTTGAATTTAATATATATGGATGATTTATGAACGATGATATTTTTAATGGGTATGGGGTAGAGATTTACATAGAAGAAAATAATTTTCTTAAAATTAAAGAAACTTTAACTAGGATTGGGGTATTATCCAAAAAAGATAAAACATTATACCAGAGTGTCCATTTGCTACACAAACAAGGTAGATATGTTATTATACATTTTAAGGAGTTATTTGCTTTAGATAATAAAGAAAGTGATATATCAGATAATGATATAGGAAGGAGAAATACAATAGCTAAACTGTTGGAAGATTGGGGTTTATTGGAAATTCCATATCCAGAAGATTGTGAAGATATATTTGTTCCTATTTCAGATTTAAAAATTATATCACATAAAAATAAATCTGAATATAAGTTGGTTTCTAAGTACAACATTGGTAAATTTAAATTATAAAATGAGGTAGTAAATGTGTGATTTTGAATTAAATAATCAAATCAAAGGGTTGCAATCTAGGTTGTCACAAGCAGAGAGTGATATTTCGGCAACATATGCTGGTATTTCTCAATTGGTTTTAGAATTAGCATCAAATCAATATACAGCATTATCAGTTGCGCCATCAGCTGTAATTTACAACTTGCAACCATTTGGAATGCAGTTAGTTAGGCAGCTGTTGCAAAGTTTGATACCACCAGAATTGCAAAATACAATGAAGATGCTTACAATGTTATCTGCAGCTAGTATTGATGCTGCTGCTGCTAACATTGTAGATGCTGCTGCTGCAATGGCTGTTGGTGCTGTTAATAATGGTATAGATCAAGTCAATGCTGCTGCAATGGATACAATTTTTGCCACAACACAAGCTATTGCAGCATTGGATACTACTTTTGCTGCTAATATACACGCATTAACTACACCAGTAAATCAGTTAAATTATAGAAGTGTAGCTCAAACATCATTTGATAATGCATATAATGCTTGGTATGAAGCTACAACTACTAATATTGGTAACTTGACTGCACCTGCTATTAATGCATTAAATCTTGCTAGATTAAAAGCTCAACGGGCATTAGCTATGATTGATGCTGGAATTGGTGCTGCTTTTCTTGGGGCTGATGGAGCCTTATCTGGAGTATATGGTACTGTTAATGACATTAATAAAGCACTACATGAAGTTAATGGTGTTTTAGGATTTATAACTACACAAAATGATATTACTAGTTGCAAATCTTTGTCTTTGCAATTAGGTAAATAAAAAAGGAAATAATTATGTCACCACAAGAAGAATATGCTACAAAACACAATAGTTTTAACTTTAAACAAAATTACAGAATGATTGGTTTTGAAGATTTAATCAAGACTCTTTCGGAATTGGAAAAACCAACTACAGGGTTTCCACCTTATAATATTGTAAAAATAACAGATACTAAATTTAAAATTGTATTGGCAGTTGCTGGATTCTCTAAACGCGATATTAGAGTAACATTGCATAGTGGTAATCTATTAGTAGAAGGCAGCATTGATCAAAATTCTCCGGTAGTAGATTATCTCTATAAAGGAATTGCTGAACGAGATTTTAAAAGAGAATTTACTGTATCTGCTACCGTAGAAGTTTCTAAGGTGTTTTTGGAGGATGGTCTTTTATCTATTATTTTAGATAATATCATTCCAGAATCTGCTAAATTAAAAGTCTTTGAAATAGAATAAAACAGAATAAAATATAAAATTGCTGGACACGATTTTATATAATAAGGAATTCATATATTCCCTGCACACATTAATACCTCTTAATTGAGGTATTTTTTGCTTGACAGAATACATTTATGGTGATATAATAGATTTTTATTACTTTATTAAGGTATTCTTATGTCATATTCTAGATGGTCAAATTCATCTTGGTATAGTTTTTGGAGTTCAGCATCAGATCCAGATGATATAAATGAACAGACTCTTTGTTTATGGTTAGGTCATGAACAAAATTTAGATTTTTCTTATTCTGATCTTTTAGATTTTAATGAATCTAGTATGAGATTTAATTATCCTGGAATTTCCGATGATGATATTAAATCAGGATTGGAACTAATTAGAATCTTCATTGAAGATGTTAATGAAGATTTCGATAGGGATAAAAAATGAAAGAGAAATATATAAAATATTTTATGGATGTTGCTGAATTAACTGCTAACTTATCAAATGCTGTTAAATTAAAAGTGGGAACTGTTATTGTAAAGGATGATCGTATAATTAGTTGTGGATACAATTCTACTCCGGCTAGTTGGGATAATTCTTGTGAAATTCAAGTAGATATAACTAATGCTGAGTTTAGAAAATTATCCAGTATAGAACAAACGGAATATCGTTTTGTATCTAATATGATAGAAGAATGTTGGGCAAAACTAAAAACTCATGATCATGTAATACATTCAGAAGCAAATGCGCTGTCTAGATTAGCAAAATCTACTGAAAGTGGTGTTGATTCGATATTATTCTGCACCCATGCTCCATGTATTCAATGCAGCAAATCTATTTATAGTTCTGGAATAAAAACTGTATATTATAAGAATGTGTACAAAACAACTGATGGTATTGATTTTTTAATTAAATGTGGAATAGAGGTAATAAAAGTGTGAAGAAATATATTAGTAATAGAATTCAAGATTTAAAATTTTTGTGGCAATATTTAACCTTTGAATATACAAAGGTGTGTTATGAAAATAATATTAGCCAATTAGATAAATTATTATATCTAAATTTCTCTAAGTTTGAATATCTGGTTGATACCTATGATCCATTAACAAATGTTTCTGAAACTGAAAAATTATATTCTTGGTGGAAAGCTAGAGATTCTAGAGAAGAACCTTTCGAACATTATAATGGTTTTATTGCAACATTAAGTGATGATAAAGCATCTAAATTTTATTTTTCTGAAATTTGGAAACTAGAAAATAATAATATTTACAATGAAGTTCAATTACACCTAAAGAGATCTAGAGAATTAGAATCTAAGTATTTCTTTGAAGATAAGGAAATGTTGCATCGGGTTATTGATTTAATGATTAGTTATGATTAACCAAAAAATCATATATGAATATGAAGAGATAAAATATTCACTTGATGGTGATAATTCTAGAGCTTATATGTTAAGAGATTTGCAGTTACTTCAAAAACAAGTCTACAATCAGTATAGGTTTCTTGACAATAAAGATTTAATGTGTTATAATAAGTTTCAACAAATGTGAGGTAACAAATGGCTAATATTAAAATGTTAAGACTCTCCACTGGAGAGAATGTGTTGTGTGAAATCGTATCTGAACATCATGATGATGGAGTATTCTCTAATTCTTCTGACTGTGTTTATTCAGACCATATTAAAGTTTCAAATGCTGTTGAATTGAGTATTGTTCCAAATCCACAAGATAGAAGCCAAATGTCTTATGGGTTTCTACCATTTCCGCAATATGCAGCACCTAAATCTGAAGATTTGGTTACTATTATGGTTAGTCATATTGTATTCTGTTTAGAACCAGATGCTCAATTTCTAGAACAATATAATGCAATTTTCAATAAGATTATAGTTCCAGAATCAAGAATTATTCTAGGAAAATGAGTACCTTCTACACAAATGTTAAAGTTATAAATGATAATATATGTTATCGTGGTATAGAAAATGGATTACCTGTAAAATTTAAATGTAAATATAGTCCTAAAGTTTATATAAAATCTAATAAAGAATCTTTATTGAAAACTTTAGAAGGAGATAATGTAGTAGAATTAAAATTTGGTGTTGGTATAAATGAAACCAAAGACCTAATCAAGCAGTATTCTGAAGTAGATAATTTTGAGATATTAGGTGATATTGGGTTTGATACTCAATATATATCAGATAAATTCAAAGGTGTGGTAGATTTTGATATTGATAAAATATCTATTCATATATGCGATATTGAAACTTCGACAGAACTTGGTGGATTTCCAAATGCGTTATTAGCAGAAGAAGAAATACTGTTGATTTCTATGTTGGATATTAGAACACAATTAGTTACAGTATTTACTGCTAGACCATATAATGGAAAATCATTAGAAAATGTTACTATTATCTTATGTGAGGATGAAAAATCTTTATTAAGACATTTCATTGATTATTGGAATAGAGTTGCTGTAGATGTTGTTAGTGGGTGGCGCAGCAATACATTTGATATACCATTTATTATCAATAGAATCTCTAGAATTCTTGGTGATAGTTGTGCTAAAGAATTATCACCTTGGGGGATGATAACTAGCAAATCAATTAAAGGTAAATTTGGTAAAGAAGAAACTACTTATGATATTGCTGGTGTAGCATGTATCGATATGCTAGATTTATATAAAAAATATACATATGTCGTTAGAGAAAATTATACTTTAGATTTTATATCTCAAGAAGAACTTGGTGAGGGTAAATTAAAAAATCCATTCTCCACATTTAAAGAATTTTACAGTGGAGAATGTGATATATATAAATTAGATCCTAATGAAACAGACGAACTTAGACAACTAGCTTACCGTAGAACTATATTAAAAACAGAATTGGTCAAGAGGGGTATTAAGTTGTGATGAATTCCCATCCAACTGCAGTAAATCTAGGCAATTTTGCTTGTGGTAGATTACGGTAATTTGGTGGTTTTATTTTACCTTTGTTTCTATATTCATACATTATAATATATGTTAGACCATGTTCTTCTGCAAATTCTCTAGGTAGAAATATATCATCATAGACTACACCAGTAGGAGAAATTGTAGTATATGTGAACGTGGATTTTTTGTTTTTATTCATTGATATTATACTTTCTTTTTTGTGTATATATCCGGTCATACCATGAGCTGTATGACCGTTCTTTGTCCAATGATTATCACTCTGTTTTATTTTTGTATTATCTGATACTGCAGGTCTTTCTAATGTACTTCTATAAGCTCCAGCACATAAAATAGAACAACATTTTACTCTATCTAGTTTTGTTGTAAATAAACAATTGCACGATAAACATATCTTTTCTATTAACGGATTTCTTGGTTTACCTACTTTGTTTGTATTTCCACATGATTTAGAACAATTTATTTGATTTTTTGCGCTCGATCCAACCGTAAACTCTTTATTACAATTTTTACATATTTTTGTATATAGAATTTTTTGTGATGGAGGTCTGATAGAGGTATTGCCCTCACCACCATCCGTTTGATTTAATAATATTCCAGTAGAGTCTATTTTCTTACCAAACCATCGAATTAATCTGCGTTCTATAGCACATGCTCCTACATTAGTTAAATTAGATTCTAATACTATAATATAGAACTTATCTTTAGGTACAGACACTGTTGTATGTTTTTTATACAATCTATTATTTTTACCTTTTCCAATATAATATGGTGTTCCTGCTTTTGCTGTTTTAGAATCTTTAGATCTAATATAAGCATATACATAATAATCTTCTGGATTTTTGTTTGAATATGAATTTTGTTGAGTATAAATATTTTTGCTGGACATAACGATTCCTTGTAATTGTTGTAAGAATGTTTAGAATAGGTAGGAAGTGAGATTCCGTGACCTATACCTTTATTTATATAAATTTAATTCTTGACTTATTCTATTTCTGTGTTATACTGTATTTTTATTATTTATAGGTAAAAATATATGACGTTTAGCAGTATGTCAAATGAAGAGTTATTATTAGAATATAATAAAATAGATTTCATAATAAAAGAGAAATGTTGGGATAAGTATTTAGAATATAACACCATAGATGTAAAGCGTGTTGCTCAATTAGAAGATAAATTAAAACTAATTGAATTGTGTTTGACTATGGCATATCTTGCTAAGATTAATTATAATGAAGTATATTCTCAGATAAAAATGTGGGATACTATTATTTATAATTATTTAAAAGATAAAAATATTGTAATCCCTAAAAAATCTCATAGTACAAAATCTGATAAATTTGAGGGGGCTTATGTAAAAGAACCAAATCCTGGGTTATATGAATGGATAGTTAGTTTTGATGCAGCATCACTATATCCTAGTATTATTCAAGGTTGGAATATTTCTCCAGAAACTTACATAGGTATGTCTAATACACCTATAATCGTTGACAAATTGATAAACAAAGAGTATACTAATTTATCTAATGAATATTGTACTGCTGCTAGTGGTGCTATGTATTCTAAAGATAAGCCAGGATTAATGCCAGATTTAGTTGATTTATATATGGCTAAACGGGTTATAGCAAAAAATCTAATGAAAGATAATGAAAGAGAATTAGAATTATTAAAAAAAGAGTTAAAATTTAGAGGGTTATAATACCCATTCATATCCTTCAATTATAAGATTATGTACAATTGAAGGGTTTATTTTTGATAATTCGTAATATTTAAATCCTATATCTGCAACATTTTTCCCTAAAAAATTATTTTTTAACCATATATTTTTAGTACGATTACGTATTACTTTATTATCGCATAATTGTACTATTCCACCTGTTCCTAAATATTGTTTTAATATTTTGTCTGAATATGACATTTTTAATCCAGTAGGAGAATTGATACATAATAAATATTTTGCTGAATTAGAAACCTCAAATTTTGATATATTTTTAATATTTATCCAACGTCCTGTTTTAAATTCTTCTAATATATTATATATCTTACACTTACCTTTAAATGGATTTTCATTTGCCCCAAAATTTAGTCTACCTTTAATATAATTGTCTGGTATATCTTCGTGTGCATATATTCTAATCTGTTCATTTGTTAATGGATTATGATAATATATAAGATTTAACATTCTTTTACCAACGGTTTCTTTAAATTCATCAGATACCCCTAATATAAATCCAATAGGCATATCTTCATCTAACTTTAAAAATTTGCGTTCATTAGTAATTTTATTATAACAATGAAATCTATTAGACAACTTATCTTTAGTTTTATTTTTAGATTCTTGGGTTCTAAGTTTTCCAATAAATATTAATATATTATTAGAAATTAATTCATCATAATTGTCAATATTTTTATTAACTCTAATATTTTTATTTAATCTAGTATCATAAACCATTACCGTATTTGTATTTCTATCACTTATAGCTTGTTTAAATTTGGTAGAATATTTATTATTTAACCCAAAATTAATTCTCGATACACTCATTTTGTTTCTAGTTATTGCCGAATGAACTTTACCCCACATATGATGTAGATCTCCATTTAAAGCACCATCTAAACCATTTTCAAGCTTCAGATTTACCCACTCTTTGGATTCTACTATATTATTATTGGATGAAAATTTTAGAGCATATTCAACTAAAGATTCTTTGTCTGCGAATAATTGATACCAGATAGTTTCTACGAATTGAGTACCATGTTTTTTAATGTGACGTTTCCAATATTTACCAGAACCAAGATATTTAACTGGATCTTTTTTGGTTGTTTTACCAAAATATTTTAATTTAGTAATCGAATGTTGTTTGATGTAAAGATATGTTGGTATAAAATCTAAAGTATAAATATTTTTGCTGGACATTATTAGTTTATTTAATAGTAGAAATGTTTAGTGCTTCTGGGTACGCCAATACCGCGAGAAGCTTTTTTTGTTGCTATTAGTATTTATACAAATTAAAACTTGACAAAATCTAAATCTAATGCTATACTATATATTCATTTATAAGAGGGTTATATATGTATAAAAATTATTCTGATAAAGAATTACTAGATTTAAAGCATAAATTAGAAAATAATATATCTAAATATGATAATGCTCAAATGGCAGTAAAGATTGCTATGAATTCGCTAGACTAATATGGCGCTTTTATTGGTAACAATAATCGAATAACTCTGTGAATTTGGTGGAACTCCAGACCGGACAATACCAAGCCAAGCCAAAATATTTGGAAGGTTTAACGACTATTTGTGGAAACAAAGTACACTCAAGTGAGTGGAAGCTCAGAGGTTCCTATAATTTAGGAATGTGATATAGTCTGATCTTTATGGGAACATAAAGCAGCTTATTTAATAAGCGGGGTAGAATTAACGAATCTATTTGAACAATTATATGATATGGCGCACTCGGAAATGCTCATTTTAGATATTTTAAATTGGAAAATGCTAGAGCAATCACATTAACTGGACAATATATAATTAAATCGGTAGAGTATGGCGTAAATAACGATCTCAACAACTTATTTGGTATCAAAGATACTTGGGGTATCTACATGGATACTGACTCCATATATTTATCTTTAAAATCAATGGTTTATAAATTTTATAAAGATGTTAGTCAAGATAAATTAGTAGATATTATTGCAAAAATATGTAAAGATAAAATATCTCCTATTATTAATAAACATTGTATTGAATTGCAAGATTATACAAATAACTATAGAAAGAGTATTGTGTTTAAAATTGAAGTAATTGCTAAAAATGGGGTATTTTGTTGCCATCCTAATACAAATGTTATAATTGATGGGATTTGTATTAATATACAAGATTTATATGATAAATCTATTGGTGGTATAGTAGATTCTGTTATATTAAGTTTTGATAAAATCTCTAATGTGTTTGAACTTGATATTGTAGAAGAAGTATTAAGAAGAGAATATTCTGGAGACATGTATGAATTTTATTTAGAAAATGGGGAAATATTAAAAGTTACAGAAAATCATATTATCTATGTTAATAGGAATGGTGTTATTAAAGAAGTTGCAGCTAAAGATGTGTTGGAGTCTGATGAATTTATTACTATATGAAATAAAAGAGTTATTATTAGATTTTGATGAACTCCCAAAATCTAGGCAGTTAAAGCAACTAAATCCTGTATTATATGCAGATTTGCTTGAATTAATGCAAATATATAACTATGAATCCACTAGATTAGTTGCGTATTTAATTATGTATGATATATACCCAGAAATGTATGGAGTATGTTCTATTTGTAAAGTTAAATATTTATTACGAATTGATGCGAATCATAAACTTTCTATAGTATGTTCTCATTCATGTGAACTAAAGCGTAGACATTTAGATCCTGCTTATATTTTAAATATAAAAACTAAATCTATGCATACAAAAGATAATACTATAATTGATGGTCTTAATGCACACCAAAGAGGTTCTAATAAAGCAGCTATCACTACAAAATTACGATATACTAAAGATGAAATATCTTCTTATTTATCTTTAGGGGTAAAGAACCATAGTGAATATAACATACATATACCAAGACGAGTTAGAATAATTCGGGTATTAGAATATTTTGGGGTTAGTCGTAGTATTATTCTATATTTTAAATTAATTAATTTAAAATTGTCATATCTGAATTATATAAAAAGAATACAGAAAATATGTAAATATATATCATATCATATTCCAGATATTGAATTATTAAAAAAAATATATTTTGTTATTAATAATATAACTGTGGAGAAAGTTTGTCCGATATGTAATATAAAATTTAAAACCATTACATTTATCTCTGAATTTGAATATAAAATAAAATATGGTGTATTTTGTGGTGCTAGTTGTAGACAAAAACATAATATGACATCACAGAGAAAGTTAGATCTATCAGTACGAATGAATAAATTATATGAAGATCTAGAAGAACATAACAAAACCTCTATACACTCTATTGAATCGTGGAAAACTCGTGATTCATCTGAATGGGTGTCTAAATATTTAACTACACTAGGTGAAGAAGGTAAGAAAAAAAGAACAAAATCTGCATTAAATACTAAATTAGAAAGAGGTCATATATCTGTTATAAATCCTGATAATAATACTGAATATAGAAAGTATAAAAATAATGTTATATCATTAACTAGAAAGTTGGATTTAAGTTCATTAGATAATATATTAGATAGAGGTAAAAAAACATACCATTTAGATCATATATTCCCAACTTCTAGAGGATTTTCTTTTAATATACCAGACTATTTAATTGCACATATTGACAATGTTAGACTTATATGGCATAATGATAATAGAAAAAAATCCGCAACTATAATAGAAGTTCCGAAGCATATTTTATTATATTTACAAGAAACTAATGAAGATAATTATAGGTTAATTTTAAATGAAATTATTAAAAATACAAAAATATAAATATGAAGGTTTTGTTTATGATTTAGTAGTAGCAAAGAATAAGAATTTTGTTGCAGATAGCGTTGTTATTCATAATTGCGCTAAAAAACGATATTTCATGAATGTTCTTGATAATGAGGGTGTTAGATATGCTACACCTAAACTAAAAGTTATGGGTCTAGAAGTTGTGAAATCATCTACTCCTGGAGTTATTAGGAAAACTTTAAAGGCCGCATTGAGTATTATCTTAGATGAAGGTGAAGCAAAAATTCAGGATTATATTTTGAAATGTCAATCTGAGTTCTCTAAATTTTCAATCGAAGAAATTTCATTTCCAAGAGGTGTTAATGGTTTAAGTAAATATAATGATTCGGTTACTATATATTCTAAAGGAACACCAATCCATACTAAAGGTTCTTTATTATACAATGATAAATTATTAGAACTTGGATTAGAAAACAAATATCCATTAATTGGTGAAGGAGATAAAGTAAAATATACATATCTGAGAGAACCAAATCCGATGAAAAATATGGTAATATCATATCCTACAGAATTACCAGTAGAATTTGGATTACATAAATACGTAGATTTTAATATGCAATTTGAAAAATCCTTTTTAGCACCACTTAGAAATATTCTGGATGCTATAGGATGGAAAACTGAAAAATCAACATCAATCGAAGACTTTTTTAACTAAATATGACTAAACATAAATTCCCATATAATTGGACACTAGAAGATTCTAAATTTACTAAAGATAAAGGTACTGTATTTTCTTGTTTTGCTTGTGGTGGTGGTTCTACTATGGGATATAAATTAGCAGGATTTGATGTTATTGGATGTAATGAAATTGATCCTAGAATGGCAGAAATATATAAAGAAAATCATAATCCAAAATATTTATATATCGAACCCATTCAAACATTTAAACTTAGAGAAGATTTACCTGAAGAATTATATAATTTAGACATATTAGATGGATCGCCACCCTGTTCGAATTTCTCTATGGTAGGTAATAGGGAGAAAGATTGGGGGAAACTTAAGAAATTTGCTGAAGGTCAAGCTACTCAAGTATTAGATACTCTATTTTTTGATTTTATAGATTTAGCTAAAAATCTACAACCAAAAGTTGTTATTGCAGAAAATGTAAAAGGTTTGTTGTTAGGTAATGCTAAATCTTATGTTGATAAAATATTAATTGAATTTGATAAAGCAGGATATTATGTTCAATATAAATTATTAGATGCTTCTGATATGGGAGTTCCTCAACGCAGAGAAAGAGTATTTTTTATTGCATTCCGGAAAGATCTAGCTAAAGACTTTTTAGTGCAATTAAACTTATTTGATGAGATTCCTTTATTAACATTAGATTTTAATGAGCCTAAAATATTATTTAATGAAATTAAAAATAATTTACCTAGAACATCTTTATCTACCAAATATATTGAATATTGGGAATGGTGTATTAAAAACGATAAGGCATGTTTAGCATCATATTCCGAATTCAAGTACAATAAAAGACTTGCATTTAGTTATCAGATAGTATATAATGATACAGTATGTTATACTTTAACATCAAGTAAATCTCTTATTGTAGAAACTGGACCAGGATTTATAAATGACTTAGAAATAAAATTAGTATCATCATTCCCCACAGATTATAATTTCTTATCAAGAAACGTACAATATGTTTGTGGGATGTCTGTACCACCAGTTATGGTTGCTAATATTGCAACTAATATATACCAACAATGGTTAAGTAAACTTAAATAGGAAAATATAATGACAAAAGAAAATGATTGTGTAAATGATTGTGACAAAATTGAAAACTTCGCAATGTTCAATAGTCCAACAGTAGCTATTACTTTGTTAAAACATGAATGTGTAGATAATGGTGTGATGTATAATGTTTGTCTTGATTATATTTTATCAGATGATCCATTACAAGTAATTTCTCATACTACAGATCTATATTCTAATTATCCATTAGAGCTTATCGCAGAAGCATCTGTAATTGGATCTATGTATAATAATTTGTTGGATAATGTTAGAGTTATTGATCTAGAAACTGGTGAAGAATCTGATGAAGTCTATTCTCTTGATGAAGTTCTTGAAGATTGGGATCTTTAATCTATATTATATAATAGATATAATTGTATAATTAGTAACCATAAATATTTACAATTATTGAAATGGTATCTTAGCATATTACATTTTCCTGTTGTATTGCAATATGGACACGTTGTTGATGGTGTTTTTGATTTAGTATAAGACATCTTCTTTTTGGATTCTATTGTTTGTGTTTTACCAAACATACCATTTCTAGATCCTTGGGATGCTTTTGTTATATTTAATCTACCTTGTTCGGATTTTTTATGGCCTAAATCTGAACCACCATCTAAACCATTTTCTACTTTTAGATTAGCCCAACCTTTAGAATTAACTATATCCCAATGTTCGGATATTAATAATGCATACTCTGATATCAATAATTTATTAGTAAATGGTTCAGATATCCATATTGTATTAATATATTCTATACCATATTTTTTAATATAGCGTTTCCAATATTTACCAGATCCCATATAGGATGTTGGATCTTTAATTGTTTTACCAAAATATTTCATCC